AGTAATCTCCGTATTACTAGAGGGTCAGCTCTCTATACAGCTACATTTACACCGAGTGTAGTTCCTTTAACAACAGGTACGCAGACTACTCTGTTAGCTCTAATCAACAGTCAGGCTATTACTGATATATCAACGAACACTTTTGCTATTACAGTTGCTGGTACAGCAGTTCCTTCATTACGTACACCATTTGCTCGCAACGATGCATCAACAGCGGCTACCCTATACGGTGGATCAGTATATTTCAATGGTAGTACAGATTATCTAAGTATAGCTACTGATACGGCATTGAACTTGAGCGGTGCGTTCACAATTGAAGGATGGTTTTATTTTACCGCATTGTCTAATTCGACAGACAATGTATTCTATAATAAACTAATTGTGACTCCCAGTGTGACTGGAATTGAGACAGGAGTTAAAGCGGCAACAAAAAAAATATATTTTTGGATGAATAACGCAGACAGAATTAGTGGCAATACCACCATTGTTACAAACACTTGGTATCATATTGCTATAACACGGGATGCCTCTAGCAATCTAAGATTATTTGTTAATGGCGTTTCAGACGCAACCGCAGTATCATATTCTGGTGATCCCACAACATCAGCATCAGCATACATTGCGGCTCAATATAACGCCAGTGTTAGAACGACAGGATACATTTCTAATTTCCGCATAGTTAAAGGACAGGCACTTTATACAGCTAACTTTACTCCTAGTACAAGTTCTTTAACAACTAGTAGCCAAAGCTCTACTGGCACTGTATTTTTGTTGCCAGGCCTTAATGCTGGAATATATGATTCAACCATGCAGAACAATTTGATTACAGTTGGATCATCACGAGTATCTAGCACTTCTACCTCTCTAGTTAAATTTGGGTCTGGAAGTGTGTATCTTGATGGTAGCAGTGGTTATCTAATTACTTCGCCATCTCCGCAATCTGAATTATCTGGTAATTTTACAATTGAATTTTGGTTATATCCAAGTAATACATCATCTGCATATAGAGCATTAGTCTCAAGCGAAAACTATTCAGCAACTACAGGTGGATGGAGTTTGTATCAAAATGGTACATCAATTGAATTTTGGATTTCGCCCGGATCAGTTGTGACACTTACCGCAAGTTCAGCAATAACAGCAAGCACTTGGCAACATTTAGCTCTTTGTCGTGAGTCTGGAACATTGCGTTTGTTTATTAATGGGACAAGTGTTTCTTCTACGTCAAACAGTACATTATTGACTAGTCAGCAAATCTGGATTGGAGATAATAATTCTGGCAGCTACTTCTACAATGGTTATATTGACGACCTTCGAATCACCAACAATATTGCACGATACACAGCCACCTTTACTCCACCTACTGCTAGCTTTGCCGACATACAGTTATTAACAACCGCAACTGTCCTTCAATTTACCACTAGTACTAACATTGGCTCAGTAACTTTAAGTTATAATACATTTACAACTAGATGGAGTGGGATAGGTCTGCCAACTAGTCCTACAAATATTACTCCCATGAACATACAAGATCAAAATAATACCAGTACTGGTTATTTTAGTCTACCTTCGGGAACTACAGCTCAAAGACCTGAAGCACCACAGGGCGGATATATGAGATTCAATACAACATTAGATTCGGTAGAATATTACAACAGCATAACAGGTTGGACTACAATTCCTTAATACCAAAATGCCCATAAATACACTATTAATCATAAAAGCCGGAGCTAAATCTTGAGTATAGCAAGTCAACTATCGTTTTTTTATTCCTCAACAGGAACAGTATCAATTGCCAGTACAGCAAATTCTACCAGCACAACTACAGGTGCACTGGTAGTATCTGGAGGCCTTGGTGTATCGGGAAACATATATTTTGGTGGCAATTTATATCAAAACGGCACTGTATTCACTGGAGGTGGTGGGGCTAGTAGCAGTGGTACTAGTGTTACCATTAGTGACTCAGCTCCGGCTAGTCCTTCAGCAGGCAATTTATGGTGGGACAGCAGTGTTGGTAATTTAGCCATATATTATAACGATGGCGATAGCAGTCAATGGGTTGATGCTGTATCAGCTTATGTATTCCCTAGTACAGTTAATAACTTAACTATCACAACTAGTACACAGGCGTCATCAACTACAACAGGTGCATTGATAGTTGCAGGTGGTGCTGGCATTGGTGGAAATCTGTATGTTGGTGGTCAAATGTACATGGGCGGGTTAACAGTAGCTGCCGGATCAACTTTAACTAATTTAATATTAAGCAGTACTTCCAGTAGTACAAGTACAACAACAGGTGCATTAATAGTCACAGGTGGTGCAGGGATTGGCGGTAGTGTTAATATTGGAGGATCTTTAACAATAGGGACAACATTATTAGTCAACGGTACTGCATTATCTCCAGTTAGTATTAGCGATTCAGCTCCCACTAGTCCAAGTTCTGGTCAACTATGGTGGGATAGTAGTGTTGGTAATTTAGCCATATACTATAATGACGGAGATACTAGCCAATGGGTTGATGCTGTAAGTTCATATGTATTCCCTAGTACTATTAATAATTTAACTATCACAACTAGTACACAAGCAACATCAACTACAACAGGTGCATTGATAGTTACAGGCGGTGCTGGCATTGGTGGCAGTATGTATGTAGCCAGTACATCTTATATAGCCGGTGCACAAATTATTACTACTGCTACAATAGGAAATTATGCGGCTGCTAGTGGTGGTGGGACAGGTACTACCTCAACTTTTGTCATATCAAATATAACACAAAGTAGTAATACTTTTTCAGGAGCATTACAAGTCTGGGGTGGGGCCGGTGTTGGTGGTAACATGTACATTGGCGGAAATACAGTAATACAAAGTACGACAAACTCAACTTCAACTAATACAGGTGCATTAGTTATTCGTGGAGGAATTGGGCTCAGTGGTAATTTATACATTGGTGGTACCATTGTTGATGTAACTTCTGGTGTAATTATTGGCGGACAAACTACTGGCACTACCAGTACATTTCTTATATCAAATACCACTTCAAGTACTTCAACTACAACAGGTGCATTTGTAGTTACAGGTGGTGCAGGCATTGGTGGCAATTTATATGTAGGTGGTGACATTGTTGCCAGTAAATTAACAATTGAATATACTACAATAACCACAACTGTAGTTACAACTGACGATATTATTAGAACTAGTAATTCAACGGTGTCTACCTCAACCACAACAGGTGCATTAGTTATAACAGGCGGTGTAGGAATTGGCGGAACATTGTATGCTGGTGCTATATATTCAAGCGGAACGTTACTTAGCTCAGGTAGGGCAACAGTCAGCGACTCAGCTCCAACTAGTCCATTAAGCGGACAACTGTGGTGGGATAGTAGTGTTGGTAATTTAGCTATATATTATAATGATGGAGATAGTAGTCAATGGGTTGATGCGGTTAATACTGCTGTTGGATCAAGTTCGTCAAGTAGTAGCGGTAGTAGTGGAAGTACTACTACTGTCGTTACTGTAAGCGATACGGCTCCAAGTAGTCCTTCGACTGGAACATTATGGTGGGACAGTAGCGTTGGTAATTTAGTTATATACTATAATGATGGCGACAGTAGTCAGTGGGTTGATGCAGTCAACAGTGTTGCTAAATCTTCTTCCTTTGACAGCATTACTGTTAGTGGAACTATATCTGTCAATAGCAAACAGGCAGTTAACGGTCCTGCATTTAGAGCATACGTATCAGTGGCACAAACAATCACGTCAGGTAGTCAACAAAAGGTAACATTTGGCACTGAAACATTTGACACTAATAGTAACTTTGCAACTTCAACCTTTACACCTACAGTAGAAGGTTATTACCAACTTAACAGCACAGTTCGTCTAGCTGGCGTATCAACCACAGGCGAATGTATGATTACTATATGGAAAAACGGTGCTGAATATGCCCGTGGGACCAACACTAGCGGTGCTGAACAAGGTACTAACTTCTATTCAATGCAGGTATCTGATCTAGCCTATGCTAATGGCAGTACAGACTACTTTGAAATTTACATACAACAGACTAGCACTGCTAGTAAAGATACTACTTTAGGTACAAACATATCCTACTTTAGTGGAAGCATGGTCCGCGGCGCTTGATACTAAAAAATTATAATAAATCTAACAACAGTTCTAATTTAGCTCTAACAACTTTATTATTAAAACTATTTTTTACACCCTGATGTAAGGGTTTAGGCCACGAATCAAAATCACACCAGGCATAGCCCGCATGTTCTACATTTAGTGTGGGAATAAATTCTTTTTCTACAATTAATACATAAGTATTGTATTGAAAATTTTCATCACTGCTGGTAAACAATTCTAAGGGAACTATTTTTTCTATAGTAGGAGTTTCTCCAACTTCTTCTGCAATTTCTCTGCGTAGTATATCAACTGGAGTAGCATCACTGGGTTCTTTTTTACCACCAACTAATCCCCAAGTTCCTGCAGTTTTTCCCTGTGTACGTAGTAACAATAAAAATCTTTTAGTATCTTTAGATAGAAATGTACCACCACTACACACTATTTGATTTATAGAACTAGACGCCACGCCGCTCGATCGTATATTCCCTCGAAGCTTTTGCTCCATTGTTGTTGGTCTGGATCCCACTTGTATTGTACCCCTGTATATATATTAGTTATATAGGTTATCTCTGTGGCTGTAGTAGAATTGAATACAGTGACCCACTCAGTGCCAGACCATTCTACAATATTATTGGCATATAGTTGCGGATCTGATTGATCAGAATTTTTCCAAGCGTTAGGTCCGTTGTATTCTGGATCATCATATTCAGATACTATGTTAACATTTTCTAGAATAATATATCTAATACCAACAGACGGACTCTGAGGATTAAATGTTTCAGGATTTACAATAGCATTAACAGTACCTCTTCCAGAGCCTGAATTAAATCCTGGTTCAGTATCACGCACCCCGTTGGAATCAATTAAGGTGTTACCTGGTATAGTATCTGTATCAAATTTTAATAACATACGACTTTCGTCATTAGGATCTAAACTCATAGTTGCTATAATCTCAGGACCAACTGGTGGAGTTAATCTTAGCTGGCTCAAATCCGCTATAAACTTATTAGGATATAAATCTAATAATGTACGCCATGAGCTAATATTATCTGGATCAGTAACATCTACGTTATCATCTAACTCATTAAATGAATAATTGATCAATGTAGCAACTTTGTCTAACACTAGTAAATCAAAATTACCCGGGGTCACAACAGTTTTTTCTGGAGTACTACCAAAATTAGCTACGGCATCAAGATTTTGATAATCAGAAACAACAGTGCCATTATTTAGAGCAAATACATTGTTGATAATTTTTGTAATAATACCTAATTTTTTAACCTTCGCTGGTGGAGTGATCCAAATAGGCGCAGTAAAAACCATATTCATTATATCAATGTCTTGTTCTAATCCTTGTGGAATTTGACGGCTACTCCATACCCCTGAATCTGTAAGTTCTAATACACTAAGACTGGTCCAATCAATGTAATTACTTGTAGTTTGTAAATCTAAACTAGGATTAAAAATTGATGCAATCTGTTCAAACAGTTGAAACTTCTGTTCAGTATTACTGGTCCATATGTCTGCGGCAAAGGTTATCACATAAGGAGTTGGCATGATACGTTCAACTGTATAATTAGCACCTTGTTCATTTAGGTATTCTTGATTATTCTCATCAAACGCTCTTTCTCTAATATTAATCTTACTGACAAAGGTTGGATCTTGAAGCCTAGGACGATCAAATTTTATATCTTTAATATAACAACTGATGAATGGCGCACTTGGCATGACATTTTCTGAATTTTTATTCAATATCTGCGCTACCTGACGATTCATGTCGCCGTATCGTGTTGGTACTTGTATGACATTACCCTTGCCATCCTTGTAACTGAAGTTACTCATTACACGAATAAACTGTGTTATATATCGGCGTAACTGACCATCATAAAAATGTTCCATTTTTAATTATCCGCCTTGGGTTTGAGTGCTTTGCTCAACGACTGTCGTTCTGGAACCACCTGTCCTGCAATAGTAGCAGTATTAGTATTATTGATAAATGTACCTTTTTGTGTTTTCCTTACAGCTTTTCCTTCAAATGGTCCGCTGGCAACATCCTGGTTACCAAAATTGTTCATAGTCATACGAACATTGTCTTCGTACCGTATCCATAGTTTACCATTGTACCGATATAAAGCGTTTGGCATATAATCTGTGCGTAGGTAAAATGACCCCGAAGCTGGATTTGCAGGGAATGATATACCAAAATCATAAGGAGCACCGTTTGGAGGAACGCCATCGCCGGTCAAATATCCAACATAGAAATCTTTTTTAGGACTACGAAGCACTACACTAGCATCTGTTATTGCCTGCTCTGTTGACGCATCTATATCTGTTGAAGTAATATCAGCAATGTCGACAAGACCATTTTCTCTTGTAGGTATTACAAAATAACTCTTTGTATCATATCCGCTTTGAGGAGCATCTTCTTCTGCTTGAGCAATTATTTGATTATTAATATCAATATTCTTTTGATAGGTACTGAGTAAATCTCTGAGAGAATTTCCGTCTCCTGCATCTGCATCAAGTATTTCTTTGTACTCTTGACTGTCAACTAACGGAACACATTTAGCACGTAATAAATGAGGATACCAAGTTTGACTAAATCCTGCAGTAGGTCGAGTTACGTCCTGTACAACATAGAATCGTTTTAAGGCCACTAAACTATCATCTAGAGCATATTCATCTTTTAAGTGAGGTAATTCAATAACGTCACCACTTATAATTTTACGGCCCAATGTTTCTACATTAGATCTTAGATGAAAATACATCATAATATTATCATTGTTCAAGAATAGGCCAAATTGACTTAGATTAAAATCTAAATCTTGCATTTGATGTATACCACGGACCACATATACATCTTGGTCATAATGACGATCACGATTTTCCAATAATAGTACGTCTTGTATGCCTAATTCAGGAATAGCATAACCACTAGTATTAGGAGTTGTAGGAGTACTTTCGCCTTCCCCTGGAGCAACAGGCCCTAAATATTTGTGTATAAAAACGTCAGTACCACCAACTTGGAATTCTTCGTTAATGGTGCGATCTAGGAAACGAAAATCGTTACCTTTCTCTGGTCTGTAAAGTGATAAGCGCGGCATGGTAGTGTATTTATGTAGCTAAATAATCATATGAACGACAACGATCAAGAACGACAAAAAGTCAAAGAGTACATAAACGCTATGTTAGGCGGTGGTATGATTGACATTGAGTTAGACCCTATCCATTACGATACTGCTATAGATCGAGCACTTAACAAATTTCGTCAAAGAAGCACTAATGCTGTTGAAGAAAGTTTTGGATTTTTAACTATAACTGTAGATACTAACGAATATGTTATGCCCAAAGAAGTTATGAGCATACGTCAGTTATTCCGTCGTAGTATAGGTTCACGATCGGGTGGTGGCGATGGCGGTAGTTTATTTGAGCCGTTTAATCTAGCGTATTCTAACACATATTTGTTGGCCAGCAGTAACATGGGCGGATTAGCCACATATTATGCCTTTGCCAGCTATCAAAAAATGGTTGGTAAAATGTTTGGCACAGATATTAATTTTACATTTAATAAAACTACTAAACTTCTAACTATTATGCAACGTCCAAGAGCAGGGGAAGAATTATTAGTATGGATGCACAATCTACGTCCGGATTTTAATTTACTACAAGATCCCTACGCTAGTCAATGGTTGCGTGATTATAGTCTAGCAACTTGTAAAATAATGCTAGGTGAAGCACGTGAAAAGTTTGGTCAAATTGCCAGCCCACAAGGTTCAACTACCTTAAATGGTACACAACTCAAAGCAGAAGGTAAGGCCGAAATTGAAATATTAGAACAAGACCTTATCAACTACAAAGAGGGCGGCGAGCCGTTATCCTTTATCATCGGTTAAATCAGTAGTTGACCTAATCCAAATAATACTGTACTATAGTCTAAACGGAGACTATATTATGATTATCGGCGTGTGCGGATTGATAGGAAGTGGTAAAGACACCATAGCAGATTATCTCTGCAATTTTGAAGAATTTAGGCGTGAAAGTTTTGCATCAACACTAAAAGATGCCTGTGCCGCTGTGTTTGGATGGAATAGGATCTTACTTGAAGGTCGTACCAAAGAAGCCCGAGAATGGCGTGAACGTGTAGATACATGGTGGGCCGAGAGGTTAGGCATGCCACACCTTACTCCACGCTGGATTTTACAGTATTGGGGTACTGAAGTATGCCGTAAAGGGTTCCACGACGATACATGGATTGCCAGTCTAGAAAATAAACTCCGTAACAGCCAAGATAATATAGTAATCAGCGACTGCCGTTTCCCAAATGAGATAAAAGCTATTCGAGCTCAGGGTGGTGAAATTGTATGGGTACAGCGTGGTCCATTACCTGAGTGGTATGAGGTAGCAGTGGCCACAAATCAAGGTAATTTTAATCATATGGCAACTGCTTATCCAGAGGTACATAACTCAGAATGGGCTTGGATAGGAACTGACTTTGATCACATCATAGACAATAACGGTAGCATACAAGAATTGTATGACCAAATTAAACAATTAATTAAAAGTCCGGAATTAAATCTCCCCGTCGCCATTGAACACCCTCTTTATGTAGGACTCTCTGACAGTTTGCACATACAGTCTTGAGATTAGTAGGACGGCAGTTTTTCAAATCTCCGTCTACGTGAAATACATCAAACTGATCCTCGTGTTTTGAAGTAAACTTGCATCTTTCGCAGACTACCTTTTTCTTATAACCGGACAAACTCCACAAAGGTCTAGATTCCTCACTACCTCGACTACAATGATCGCATTTGCTTCTGTAATAAGCCTTGCCTTCTTTATAGTAGTTGATAGCTACTGGTCTACTCCTGCATTTTTTACATAGATTTCTCATACCGCCCTTTTCTTGCCCTTTTGTATGGGTATTTAACCACAGATTTTTCCAAGGTATAGCTAAATAAAACAAAGCATTCCAATAAGGAGATTATCAAATGGCCACACTAGGTTCACCAGGCGTAAGCGTATCAGTTATAGACGAGAGTTTTTATACTCCCTCTGCTCCGGGCACAGTCCCTACAATATTTGTTGCCACTGCGGAAAACAAATCAAATAGTTCCGGAACTGGAACAGCACAAGGCACATTAAAAGCCAATGCAGGTAAAGTATGGGTAATGACTAGCCAGCGTGATCTAACAGACACATTTGGAACTCCATCATTTTATACAGATTCTTCTGGGAATCCAATTAACGGCGGAGAACAAAACGAATACGGTTTACAGGCAGCCTATTCTGTTCTAGGTGTAAGTTCTAGAGCATACATTGTACGTGCTGATGTTGACCTTTCGGCACTTAGCCCTAACACCACTGCTCCGTCAGGAACTCCTGTTGCAGGAACATATTGGGTTGATACATCAAACAGCCTATTTGGAATTAACGAATGGGATTCTGTAACAAAGAAATTTACAGTAAAAACACCTTGGATAGTTGATGATGGAAATTCTGCCACATATTTAGATGGGAATGGAATTCCTGTATCTGCTTTGGGTAATCAAGGCGACTATGCTGTAGTTATTACTAAAAATAACGGAACTGATCTTAACAACTCTATATTTTATAAAAATACTGGCAACGACTGGGTAGAAGTTACAACAGCTGTCGGTAACGACTGGTCGTTATCAAGTGAAAAATTACAAGTAAGTCCCCATTATCAATTCCCAAATACATCTGCTTGGGCCACAAATAGTGTATGGATCAAAACAACAACGCCTGGATTTGGTGCCGACATTAATGTAAAATATTATAATGGTGCTACACAATCTTGGACTACAGTTAACGCTCCAATTTATACCAGCACAAGACAGGCTATTTCTGTTTTAGATCCAACAAATGGCGGTAGTCAAATTCCAGTAAACACTGTGTTTGTTGAGTCAGACCCAGATCATTATGGTATTCAATCTTCTGGAGTATCAACAACTGCACAATTTCGTATATGGCGCAGAGCATCAACAGGTGCTACTAGTATTAAAGTAACTGGTAACACAACATTAACAACTAGTACAAACATTTCTACTTTTTCTATTAGAGAAACACTGGCTGACGGAACATGGGGAACTGAAAAAACAATCTCTATTCCATCATGGATGAGTTCACAGTTAAGTACTGCGGCTAAAGTTCCTGCGGCGTTAAGCGCACAAGGTATGGTAAACATTGTAGCAACTTATGATTCTTCTGCTAAAAGTTTAACAATTTCACACTTACTAGGTGGAGATTTTGAGTTAACAGACGAAGATAATTCTCCATTAGATGTATTAGGTTTTGCATCTTATGATATGGCTACTAAATTAGGAACACCAAATCTATATAATTCTCCAGAGGGAGATGGATTTGATTTTATAGCAACTAACTGGAAACCATTAGTATATCAAGCACAAGCATCTGCTCCAGCAACAACACCAGCTGATGGTACATTATGGTATGATGCTAATTTAGAAAGTGTTGATATTTTATACAACAACGGTACTACCTGGGTTGGATATCAGGACGCTACAGCTTATCCTACTAGTAATCCAGCTGGTCCAATCATTAGTGCTACACGCCCATCAGCAACTGATGGACAAAGCGATGGTAGTGCGTTAGTCGACGGTGACATTTGGATCGATTTGTCAAACATTGACGAATATGGAAAAAATATTTACGTTTGGAACGGTGATTCTTTAGTATGGGATCTACAAGATGTAACAGATAACTACAGTCCAAATGGTTGGGTATTCCAAGATGCACGGTGGGCCTCTAGTGGTGATGCAACCGATCCGGCCAGCATCGAAGAGTTATTAGATAGCAATTATCTAGATCCAGATTGTCCAGATCCTGCATTATATCCAGAAGGCACACGTCTATGGAATACTCGTAGATCAGGATTTAATGTTAAAGAGTACATGGTAGGATATATCGATGTTACAGCTAATGACTATACTAATATTCGTTACGACAATGATGATACAACAAACTATAATCCAGATCGTTGGGTTTCAGTAAGCCCTAATCAAGCAAACGGCTCAGGTACATTTGGCCGTCATGCTCAACGTGCTTACGTTGTAGAAAAATTAAAAGCAGAAATTGATACAAATCAAGGTATCCGTGATACAGACACATTAATATTTAATTTGTTAGCATGTCCAGGATACACAGAAGTTATACAAAACTTAATTTCACTTAATACAGACATTGGTCAAACTGCATTTATTGTTGGGGATACACCATTCCGGTTACAGCCAACAGGAACAGTACTAAGCAATTGGGGATTTAACACAGCTAATGCAGTGGATAATGGAGACGAAGGCGCAGTTAGCAATGATCCATATATGGCTATGTTCTACCCAAGTGGTTACACAAACGACAATACTGGTAACTTTATTGTTGTTCCACCAAGTCACATGATGTTGCGTACTATTATTAATAGCGATGCTAAATCGTATCCATGGTTTGCTCCAGCAGGAACACGTCGTGGTACTGTTGACAATGCTACATCAGTAGGATATGTTGATAGCGAAGGTGAATTTAAGACTGTAAGTTTATATGAAGGACTTCGAGATGTAATGGGCACAGTTAAGATCAATCCTATTGCTACACTACCAGGTGTAGGTATAGTAAACTTTGGTCAGTACACCCGTTCTAATAGTGCTAGTTCATTAGATCGTATTAACGTAGCTAGATTAGTTGCGTATCTACGCAGACAGTTGACTGTATTGTCGAAGCCATTCCTATTTGAGCCAAACGATCAACAAACACGTAATGAAATCAAAGCGGCAGCAGAAAGTCTATTATTAGAATTAGTAGGCCAACGTGCTTTATATGACTTCTTGGTAGTTTGTGATAGTTCAAATAACACACCTGCACGTATTGATCGCAATGAACTTTACATGGATATTGCTATTGAACCAGTTAAAGCGGTTGAATTTATCTATATTCCATTAAGACTATTGAACACGGGTGCTATTAGTTCTGGCCAATTAGGTTCAGGTTTTCCAGGTTCGACTCAATAAGGTAAATACAAAAGGATAAGGAGCATACACATGCCAGTTTCAAGTTTAAGCAGATTTACAGTACCTTTATCAACAGACCAAAGTTCTACTAACCAAGGCTTGTTGATGCCAAAATTAAAGTATCGCTTTCGCGTTACTTTAGATAATTTTGGAGTAGCAGGTACACCAACAACAGAATTAACCAAGCAGGTAATGAACGTTACTCGTCCTGAAGTTAGCTTTGAGGAAATTAAACTACACGTTTATAACTCAACAGTAAAACTAGCAGGAAAACATTCATTTGCAGATGCTAAATTAGTTCTACGTGACGATGTTACAAATGCTGTTACACAGAAAGTTGGTGAACAGTTACAGAAACAGTTTGATTTCTTTGAACAGAGTTCTGCGGCTTCCGGTATTGATTACAAATTCACTATGCGAGTTGAATTGTTAGACGGCGGTAATGGTGCATACACTCCGTCAACATTAGAAACGTTTGAATTTTATGGTTGCTATCTTAAGCAGGCTGTATATCAAGCTGGTGACTATTCTAGTTCAACTGATCCAATGGATATATCATTAACTATTACTTACGACAACGCTATTCAAGTCGGTGCTGGTGGTAACCCAACAGGCCTTGGTGGTGCAGTTGGCCGTACAATAAGATCATTAGCCCTAGGCGGTTAATTTCGCAATAATTAATCAAGCCCGGAATTTCCGGGCTTTTTTATTGATATAAATAACTGTATGAGTGATGCATTTACTAATTTCCTTGGAGGTGTTGTCGGCGGGGTATTTGGCCCTACAGGAAATCTTCGAGATTATCAACACGCTAATAGACTATATGTACAAAACTCATATTCTCGTGCTCCTAAGTTTGGATTTTTATATTTTGTTAGTTTTGGACTTAACAGACTTGCAATAAAAAATCAACAATGGTTAAACCGAGGAAGTTCTGATATAGGATTTTTAGTTAAAAAAATTGATCTTCCTAGATTTTCTATAGCCAACGAAATAGTAAATCAATATAACAAAAAAACTGTAATACAAACAGGAATAAAATATAATCCTGTTAATATGGAATTTCACGACGATAATAGTGATATAACAACTGGTCTCTGGACAAACTATTACAAATATTATTATGCAGACAGTGTTTACGGAGATACAAGTAGCGGAATTAAAACTGCGTTTAACAATAAAGGAAGTACTTCTAAATACGGAATAAAAGATTACTCATACGGTCTTAACAATGGACAATCTGATCCATTTTTTACAGATATCAGTGTTTACGTATTACATCAACATAGATATACAAAAATAAAATTAATAAACCCTATGGTTACTGAATGGGGACATGATAGTCTCGATCAAGAAAATGGAAGTAAGCTGTTAGCTAATAAAATGACTGTGGCTTATGAAGCAGTAACATATTCTTCAGGAAAAATAAAAAAGAATGCCGATGGTGGACAATTTACAGCAGTTCATTATGATAATACACCAAGTCCACTTAGTATTGGCGGTAACGGATCTAACACTCTATTTGGTGCTGGCGGAGTAATTGCTGGAGCAGATAGTGTATTTGAAAGTATTTCTGAAGGTAATTTTTTAGGTGCCGCGATACAGGGAGCAACTACACTTCGTAATGCAAGAAACATAACAGCCGCAAGCCTTAAAACTGAAGCTTATAGTATTGCTGGAGGAGTATTAGGAAATGTTGCTAGAACAGGAAATCAACCTGGGGGAATCTCCGAAGCGGCAATAACAGGTGTGCAACAGTCAGGATTAGGAGTACTCGGTACCATAGGAGTTAAGCTACTTGGAAATTCAAGTGTAGACCAAAGTACGCCTGCAAGACAAGCATTAGTAACACGACGATAATATGAACTCATCTTACACAAACATACCAATCAATACCAGCGATGCTAGTGCTACTGTACAAGCATTTGACGCCTACTACTCTAAACCATTAGAACTAGATGCAGGAGTTTATACTGCAATGACTAGTTTTTTTACCAGCAGAGGTTTTGAAAAAATTGCCGCTGATAATATTACTATGGTTATAATGAAACAGTCTAAAATAGATGGCTATAATCCTATGAAAATATTAGACACTCTTCGTGGACTAGACAGCGTAGAAATAAGTGCCTTAGTTAGTGAGATTATAAATTATAATAGATTCAAAACTAGCTTCCTTGGATACGCCTTAGCGTTTAATCCTAATCAACAGGTTGTACGAAATATTCAAGCATGAGTCTCAAATTCAGCCAGGGTGTCTATACGGTAAAAAATCCTGAAAAGTACGTAGGAAACCATCCCCCTAGATATCGTAGTAGTTGGGAATTTACATTTTGTACATTTTGTGATAATAATCCAGCTATTGAACAATGGGCTAGTGAAAATGTACGTATACCATATCGTGATCCATTAACAGGAAAGAATACAGTTTATATTCCTGATTTTTTTATTGTTTACTCAGATAAGAATCGTAAAAAGCATGTAGAAATTATAGAAATAAAACCTAGAAATCAAACTCTAAAAGAAAAAGTAGGAAAGAATCCTTATAATCAAGCTCAATATGTTAAAAACATGGCCAAGTGGTCTGTAGCTTCAGAATGGGCTCGACAACAGGGCATAAAATTTCGAGTATTAAATGAACAAGATATTTTTCACCAAGGTAGTAAAAGTCGGTAAATATTATTATGACAAAACGCCTAGAAGAAATTTTGAATCTTCCACCTAGTGAAGAACCCATTATACAGCCCGACCCGGTTACAGACGTTAGACCTCCGGTGATCAGTTTGCAGGATAAATTAGAAGAATTTGATAAAATTGCTTCAGCATTACCCCGTGTAAAAGGTCTAGGAGATATGGCCGATGCTGAGTTAGATGCACTGGCAATTAAAGCAGAGCAGGCTTACGATGATCTAATGGATTTAGGTATGAGTGTCGAAGCTCGATATGGTGCTCGTATATTTGAAGTAGCAACTAATATGTTAAATGCGGCTATTGTAGCTAAAACTAATAAAATTGACAAAAAATTAAAGATGGTTGATCTGCAATTAAAGAAATTAGCCATTGATAAAAGACACGGAAACGATGACAATTCCGTCGAAGGGGAAGGATATATTGTTACAGATCGTAACAGTATCCTAGAAAAACTGAAGAATATGAATAAATAATACACTATGAAAACATTTCAAGAATACTTACAAGAAAGCATACAGAGCAAGAAATATCCATTTCGTGTGAAAGTAGCTGGTATGTTCACTGCCGAACAAGAAGACAAGTTAAAATCGATGTTAGATCGTTATAAAGTTGATTCATTCAAAAAAGTTGGAACAACTCCTATACAAGAACTACCATTAGATTTTCCACAAGTTAAAAATTGCGAAGTTAGCATATATGAAGTTACATTAGACTATCCTACAACACAGCAGGAACTTACTGAATACATCAGTATAGGACTAAGTGTAAATAGAAGTCATTTAGCAGTTCGTAGTCCAAACGAACCAACTGAAGAATATCAACATCAAGAACCAAAGCGCGAAGGTGCTTTGTTAGATGACCCAGATTATAAAGAATCTCCAAATGCTCAATTTGAAGATTATTACGGTGACAAATATAACACAGGTTTTATTAAAGAATTAAATGATATATTAAAGTTACAGCGTAAAGCTCGTGGAGAAGAAATCCCCACAGAAGGTGCGGCTAAATTTAATACAGATAGCCCACAAAATAACAAGGCGCCGGTAGCACAGGCTCCCGAAATAAGGAAATAATTATGGAAATGATCAACGTACTAAAGCGCCTAGCTGAACTAGATGCACAAAATCCAAGTATTGTAAAAGAGGACGCTAACATTGCAGAATGCGGTACAATGGAAATGATGAGCCCTACACAACCGCATACTCCAGCAAGTATTAATATGACTGCTAGTAGCGGAGAAGAGTTAAGCGATATGTTAGGTGCTATTATGAAACTAGCTGGTGTAGAACCAGTAGGTCCTCAGCATTTAGGTACTGAAAATGATCCATCAACACTAATAGCTACTCCTGTAACTGCTGTTGGTCCTGCCGCAACTGCTGGCGACGAAATGCGTTCAGTAATGGACAAAATGAATGCCGCTAGCGACGAAGATGGTGAAGAAGTCGACGACGAAGAAGAGACAGATG